GCCAATCCTTCTGAAACTTGTTTCAGAATTACAGTTTTTGCAGACTCGTTAAGACGATTCTGAAGTTTCACATTAGCTTTGACCTGTTCGTCTAAGCGTCCTTCCATTTCACGAATTGATTCAGCCATACTTTCTACCGCATCCACTTTGTCGTCTGGGATAGAAATGTAGTGCTCTTCAAAGAGATTCTTCAGACCTACAATGAAGTCTTCTGTAATCTCATTTCTGATTCCACGATCAATGGCGATTTGATTCTCTTCGATCCATTGAGTCACGGCGTAGTTCACTGTGCCATTAACTTCCTCGTTGAGTTCTGCCTTAGCAGCAGCGAGTTTCTCTTCAGTTTGTTTGGCAAAGTGCTCTACAAGCTTGTCGTACTCTTCTGAAAGTTTTGCTTTAACAGCCGCTTCGAAGATAGTCTTCGCTTTCTCGGCAAACTCTTCAGAGAGTTCTGTTCCCTCAAGGAGGGCTTTTACGTCGTCAGATAATTCAACTTCTTCAAACGATGGTTTGATTGGGTACTGTACATCTGGACCTTTAGAAGTTCCGTGTGTAATTTCAGCACCGAGTGTGTTAGCACCAGCTTCGTCACCACCCTTACCAGATGGAGATGATGCACTGCTATCTTGAGAGATAGGTGCAGATGCTTTAGCACCAGGATTTTCTTCCCCCTTCTCCTTCTTAGCATGGAGTGGTGGTGTTGAAGATCCTCCTAGATCGTTTACAGATTGTCCATTAGCAACAGCAGGTGGAACGGTTGGTGAAGAACCTGATGGTTCATCCTTTCCGCTACTCTTCTGTTGGGGATCACCCGAAACCTGAGTTGGGTCGCTACCTGTACCAGGTATCACAGTTGCGGTAACTGTGGGCATAGGATCTTGGTATTCTTTGAGAACATCCTTTTGCTCAGATGCGAATTCCTCAAACTTTTCGTTTAACATGTCTGACATTTTAAGTCTTCCCGTAAATTGATGAATTATCTATGTTTATTTATTAATTACAAGCCTTGGAGGAAGCTATTGAACACTTCAAGTGTTCTCTCCTCTAGGTTTTGGCGAGTTGCATCGTCAATGTAACTCTTATATTTAGCAATCTTTTGCTCCTTCAATATGCCATTATCCCAGACCCACTCTTTACCTTCCATGATTCCATTTACGAATGCATCAGGTGCGGATGGATCAGCAACAATGTCAGCAGCAGTGGCAAGCATAAAGTCATCGCAAACATAGTTTGCATCTTCACGCTTATCGATAGAACCCATACCTCTGGATGAAACACCAAGTTTCACACCTTCACCTAATAGGTTACTAGCGATCTGACCCATAGGTGTTCCTAAGATCATCGCCTTCCCAACAAAGTTTGTACCTTCTGCTCGCAAGCTGGTAATTCTGTGGGATACTCTGTCAAGGTTGACAGTAGGACCATCAGGATGGCCCAGCTCCCCCAAAGCACGACTTGTTTTAATGTATTCTTCGTTGTAGCGATTGACTTCTTTTTCAAGGACGCTGAATGGATATACACGACCGTTGCGATTCTTCAGTTCAGACTGAAGAAAAACGCCTTCTATGTATAACTGTTTCTTACCGTCCTTCTCTTCGGTTATAACCTCAATGGTTTCAATTGCTTCCGTTATCAGTTTCATTGGATGGTTCCTCTACCTCTTTTGGTTCATTGAAATAAGTACCTGCTACAGTTTTCTTATATGAACCCATAGCATCATTAGCACGTGCATACAAGAGATCTTGTATTGCATCAATTGCTTCTGCTCTTTTATTATTTGCAATCAAATCAGCCGTATCAAGTACTGCCTCTGGCGGTTGCTCCACTGGATCTGCCATAATTTTTACATAGTGTGTTTATTATTTAGTTGTTTTCGCAGGTTTAGATGCGGAAGCAGGTGCTGGTTTAGGCGTGGCCTTAATTTTCTGCATCTCCTTCTTGTGGTCATCATCAGCTCTTGCTTGATCTAAGACCGCTTGATTGTCCTGTGCAGCAGCATCAATCTCTGGTTGATAAGCAACGTTCTGACGATCCATTGTATCCAATGTTGTAACATCAATAGGATCCATAGCAAGACCAGATTCGATCTCTGCTTTCATTTGCTTATCAAGTTCTTTATACTCCATCTCATTCTGCTGTAGAATATGTCTACGGATATGTTCAACAGAGAAGTACTTACCCACAAATGGATCCATCTGTGCGACCATTGCCATTCTTTGTGTGACCATCTCAAGTTCTTTCAACTCATTGAAATGATTATCAAAGAGATAGTCAAACTGGATATGCTCCTGCATCTCATCCCAGTCTTCAGGAGTGATTACTCCCTTGAGAATGAGTTGTGTCTTGAGTATGTCGAGGAATAATTCTCCAAATCTTTTACGTAAACGTCCAATGAACTTGGTGAACTTAAGCTCGTCTCTAAGGACTTCAGTGGTTTTACCAAGATTGAATCCCTTGTTATCATCTGTGAGACGGGAAGGAGGAAGATTGAGACTGTTATAAAGTTTCTTCCTAAAGTACTCAACATCTTTGAGCTCTCCTAGATTCTGTCCACCAGGTAAGGTGGTGATCTCAGTTCCACGCCCACCCTCTCTACGAGGTAACCAAAAATCTTCTAGCATACTCATATGCTTTTTGTCGTCACGAATCTCACCAGTCTTTGCATCATAGACTAGTTTATTTCTATAACGAGACATTACATCACGTAGATACTGTTCCGCTTTAACCTTTGGAAGGTTTCCTACGTCAATGTAAAAGATTCTTCTTTCTGGTGCTCTTGATAATCTGTAGATAACCAGAGCATCTTCAATCATTCTAAGTTGATTGAGTGACTTGATTGCTTTGTGTAAGAAACTTAGTACAAGTCTTTTGTTTAAATCTTGTAGTCCAGAGTTAACAAAGGTGATGGAATCTACCGCCATCTTGACACCTTGATTGTTGGACATGTCTCCAACTGGACCTAATGCACCACCTCTAAGGTATCCTTTAGGGTTGTACAACCAATAGTCTACGAACTCACCCCACTCGTATGCCTTAGCAGATTGCTTCTCGTCTGGAGTTAGTTGTCTATTGTTACTTGAAAGTTTTTGTCTGACCTTCTTGATCTTAAGGGGATCGATGTAGCGAAGTTCTAAGATACCCTTCTTAGGTTGAGCAAGGTCTATTACTTTGTGGTAAATTAACTTACCATCCACATACCAATTTCGAATAAGCTCATGTGCTCTCTTTTCAAAATTGAGTAAGCGTTTTATATAATCAAACTCATCACGAATTTTATTCTTGACACCCTTTCCAACTTCAAGGTTGTCTAAATTGATTTCTACACAACTATCATTTGTGTCATTAACAACGAACTCATTAACAATCTCATCAACAGCACTGTCCACTTCTGGATGGAGTGCCATGTCTCGGTAACGACGAATGAGTTCAAATTCATCTCTGGCACTGTTGTCCATATCGACGTAAGTACCAAAATAACCCCCTGCAGCTACTGCAACGGGTTCGTCAGCAGAAGGAGGAACGGGGGATTGTCCCTTCCGTTCCTGCTTCCTATTAATTTGAAAGCCAAATAACTGACTCATAACAATAATATTTTTTACTACCGCAAGTATTTATACGATAGGAAAAAGTGGATTATACAATAGCGTCAGAGTTCTTTGCGTCAGTAGATTCAACTGTCCAGTATGAATATTGGAATTCAACTGAGAATTCTTCAATCTGATCATTGCTGTCATAAGCAAGGTCAATCTGTGAAACAGATACTGGGAACGCATACCAGAGTTTGTATCTCCTTAAGTTTGTTCCGTAATCACCAGCATCTTTTTCTAGTTGAGTAACAAAGATGTCAGCACTGTATCTAGAATCTCCAGCAGCAGGGTTGAACAGTTCAGCAGTGTTACCCTTATGAGAATTCATTTGGTTTAACCACTTCTCAAAGAGTCCACGAATCTTCATGTCCTTATCGTTGATGAAGGTTGCTGTCCAGTTATCGAATGTCCTGTCTCCAGCAATCTTTACAGTTCTACCTCTGAAGGGAACTTCGATAGTTCCCAAACTTGAAGCAGGTAAAGCAGCTGACTTACATAACGTGTTAACTAGAGTTGAACTCTCTGCATCTTGAGATGGAAAGTTTATCTCCACCTCAAACATATTAGGCTTAACGCCCTGAGCAACCTTAGCCAGGAAATCTGAGACGTTACTTCTTATGTTTGCCATTAGTCTTGTCCTTTGTGTTTATATTTAGTGTAACGAATTAGCGTCCGACTACTTCAGCGAACGAAACACCAGTACGTGTTGCAGTGAAGGTCACTGTTACGTAGTTGATGGAACGAGTTGGTTTCAGGAATAATTCTGCAACAAACTCATTGCGGTCTATAACATCAGGTGTGTTATTAGATGTATCACAAACAACCAAGAAGTCAGTTAAACCTTGTCTTGCCTGAACTTCATTCAAGTAAGAGTTAACAGCAGAACTGAAGTTTGAACGTGTGAGTTCATCATTGAGTTCGAATAGAACACCCTTAGCAAGGTTCTCTACACGCTTCTCAATGTTGAGGAACAATCTACGAACATTGATTCTATCAAATGCAGATGGTGAAGCAAGAGCAGTCTTGTCACCGAACAATGTGATACCACTTCCAGAGATAGAAACAACTGGGTTGATTCTGTTCTGATAGAGCTCGTCTCTATCTGCTTTAGATGGGTTGTATGCTAACTTAACAGCATTACGGATTCCACCTCTGCTTAATCCAGCAGGAGAGAACCAGTCATCTAATGCTGATGATGTAGCAACACATAGACCAGCAATGTCACCGTTAGTTGGGATGTAACGATAAACATCGTTAAAGCGGTCATAGATGTACTTGTATCCACTGTCGAATACTGCGAACGATGTAGAAGTTAATCCACTAAAGAATCCAAGAGTGTTATCCTTCTGCTGTCTAGCAGTTAGAGAACCAGATGTACCGATTTGGTTTCCTCTGAAAGGAGAGACAAATGCAATTGCGTCTCTGCGACCAGCAGCAACAGCAATAACCTTTTGTGCCTTACTCTTAGTATCAGATTCGTTACCTAATGATCCACCCATAAGGATGAAGTTAACATTAGTGTTTTCACTGTCAGCAAACTCATCGTATGCTGCACTAATCTCACCAGCAGTATAACTGTAGTCATCTGTACCAGCTGAGAGAGTTGTTTCAATAGCACCACCAATAGCAAGTGCTCCAGATACACTACCAGAAGCAGCGTTCCATACAGCACCAGAAACTGTTGTTGCTAAAGCAGAACCATGATAGACATAACCAGATTCTGAGTTGATGATTGACTTGTAGTACACATTTCCACCCTCAGTTGATTTTGCATCAGAGAGTTTTGAAAGATATGTAAGACGTTCAACGATTGTGCTAGAAGCACCAGACACATCACCAGTTGTGTCGATCACTGCTACGTGTACTTCGTCTCCAGAAAGACTTCTATCAGCAGCGAATGCAGATGTACCAGGACGAGGACCAATTGCACTTAACTTAAGTCCAGTACCAGCAATTTCTGTGTTAGTATACCAGTCACTAACAGAAGAGATTGCAATCTGTGTATCAGTTACAGAAGCGATGTCGAATGTTGAATCTCCACCTCCACCAGAAACTGTGACTGTATCTCCAACAAGGTAACCAGTACCACCAGCGTTGATTGTAACTGCTGTTACAGCACCAGTTGCTGCATCAACAGTGAAGGTTGCGTTTGAACCACCACCAACGATAGTTACAGTTGCACCAACAGTGTATCCAGTACCAGCAGTATTGATTGCTACAGTCTGAACAACACCACCAGCGACAACAACGTCAACTGTTAATCCTGTACCGCCACCACCTGTGGTTGCGATTCCAGCACCTGTTGCATATGCACTACCACCAGATGTGAGTGTGATTGCATTAGGAACACCAGCACCAACAACTGTGTCTACTGTTAATCCTGTTCCAGATCCACCAGTTGTTGCAGCAGCAGTTGCTGAGGTGTATCCAGTACCACCAACCAATGTTGTGGTAGTTGCACCGACTCCTGTATCAGGAATGTCAAGTGTATCAGAAGTTGTAATCTTTGTTCCAGGGTTTGTTAAAACAACAGCAGCAGTTTTAGTTGCAGGAACCCAAGAAAGAACCTTTCCTGTTGCTCCACCTGTAAATGTAAGTGTGTCATCAACACCAACACCTGCTGGAGTTGCTGCGAATGTAACGTATTGATCAGCACCGCTATCAACGACGACGACCTTGAGTGAGTTACCTAGTGTTCCAGCACCACGTGCTACGAACTTCTTAGACGAGCCTGTGCCTCCTTCCCAGTCAGCAGTGTTCTTAACTAGAACTGCTGCACCGCTATCTACCGCATTGAGTGCTCCTGTTTCTGCACGAACAACTGCGAGTTGTCCACCGTATCCCAGATATTCAGATGCAACAAACCAGTCTTCTGCATTAGCATCAACTGGCTTACCAAATACTGATAACAAATCCTGTTGGTTCTGGATCTTTACGACCTCTCCAATTGGACCTTTCTGGAAAGATGAAGCAAACGCTGCTGTCTGGCTAGAAGTGCCAACAATAACTGCGTTGGATAGATCTCTTTCTCTAAGAACTACACCAGGCGAGATTTGACTTGCCATGTTTTTAACCCCTATAGATGATTCAAATTACCTGAAATTATTTATCTCTAGGAGTATTTTGAGTGGGGAAACAATGCATGAACACTCTACCAGTCTGGATAGTTCTCTTCTACAGTGCGTTTTTTCTTTCTATTCCTCACCACCCTCTCTACAGTACACAACTTACATTCATACGAATAACCAGATGGGTTACCTCGCTTATTCTTTCTTATTAAATAAAAATCATTCATCAAGTCTTTGTCTCTACCACAGACTCGACACGTTCTTTCTCTGAATAGTAGGTGTTCTAAACCGAACTGTTCATCGAGTTCCATCACAAATCAGGCAACATATAAGTCACAGACTCTTCCTTATCACCATAAGCCCACATCTCACCATCACCATCTATAAAGGTATCATCACCTAATCCATCATCAATGAATCCAAATGGAGCCATGTCCTGTTCAATCTGATTCCGTTGTTCTTCATATATCCTTCGTCTGACATCATTGTCAGTCATCTCTTTGAAGTAGTCTTGCATGACCAACCAAGAGAATAGTACCAGACACATTACAAGGTCATCATGGTATCCTTCATCTGCTTCCCATGCTTGTTTCTTCTGGATGAATGTTGTTAACTCTTGAAGTATATGAAAATCACAGAAGGTTAATTTATCTTCTTCTAAAATTGCTTTAAGGTTTGCACAACCTTGCTTCTTCACAGTGATGCTCATCTTAACACCTAACTGTGTCTTGTTACCTGAGAACCCTTGACCTACTATCTGACCAGCTCTACCTCTCATAGCACACATGAGTACGTTAGGATACTCAAGGTCAAAGTTTAACATTGCTCCTATACTATCACCAATGTCATTTACCTCTACAAGGATGTATGGAAAATTATAATTCTTTGCTACTCCAAAAATGACGGACGGAAACATGATAGGTTTAATCTCATTATCACGGTATTTGGCAACAACTTTATACGGGAGAGTGGTGATATCAAACACGATGAAAGCACTATAGTCGCCACCAATTCCTCTGGCAACATCGACAGTAATAATATATTCGTGATCGTCTTGTGACCGTTCGTAAATGTCAAGTCCTGCATTGCTTTGTAATGGATCTTTAAATGGTATCGCTTGTAATTTAGCTGGCGATATAAGAGTATCAGCAGATCCAAGAAAGTCGCATTCAAACTCTTGAGCGAACTGTCTCTTGGACGTGTTCTTCATAGTCTCTTCTTTCCACTTAGCATCTCTGCCTGGAACTTGAGACCAATGTACTTCGTTTGTTACATAACCATTCTTACCATTCCTAGCATCCTCCCACATCTTATAGAAGTGGTTCATGCCATTTGGCGTAGATATTATAATAACTTTTGTAGACCTACCAGAAGTAATAGTAGGATACACACTAGCAAAAAACTGCTCGGCAACATGGTTAGGGACGAAAGCAAACTCATCGAGGAAGAGTATATTGAAAGACATTCCTCGAACAGCACTAGCACTGGTTGAAGCAGCCATGATTTTAGACCCATTTTCTAACTCCAGAGATCCTTTGTTCCATACCAATACACCATGTTGCATCCACTTTGGTAGATTCTCATAAGCAAGTTGTAGTCTGCCTAAGAGTTCCCTAGCGGTAGATGCCTTGTTTGCAAGAATACCAATGTTAACACTATCGTTGAAGATAGCGTAATGAAGAAGATAGGCGACCACAGTGGTGCTCTTACCAGTCTGTCTAGGAAGTTTCGCAATGTTGAATCTGTTTTCATGGAAGTCTGTTAGAATCTTTTGCTGAAAATCATACATCTTAAAAGGTACAAGACCTTCATCAAGGTTGATGATCTGCATATAAGTCATAGCAAAGTAGAGTGGATCATTTTTACATTTGATCCATTCTTCTACTTGCTTCTTAGTAAATTGTATCTCAGTACCAGCCTTCTTCAGGTTCGGGTTACCGAGATATACCTCAGTCTTACCCATTCAAAATACCACGAATTTTCTTTAGTTCGTTGAAATCTTTTTTCTTAGTACCACCATCATATGCCCATGCATATCCCAGTTGAATCATTTGTTCGTTGATGGACAAGTTTGAGTCCCCAATGTATAACCAACCAAGAAGACGGCCGTACTTCCCCATACCACCAACAAGTTCAGTCCTAATGACGAGATCATCAGAACTTTTAATAACACCATCCAACCTTTCCTTGAGCCAATTCGTTGCATCAATCCCAAGAGCTTTCTCCTCTAAATCACGAGTCCTTTTTTCTGGAGTGTCTATACCAGCCACCCTTACTCTTTCTTTCTTTGTTAAATCAAATCCAAGATCAATGGTTACATCAATAGTGTCACCATCAACTACTCGATTCACTTTCGTCACTCGGAAGTTGTAACAACTCTTCCTCGACGGTGGTTTCATTCCAGTCATCGTATTTAAAAATCCAATATATTACTATGCCTACTGCTATTAACAATATTGCTATCATTATATTTATAGACCATACTACCTCGCTCATGATACTTTTGTGTTTGATACAGCTTCTGTTGAGTCAGGATTATCCTTCAACCATTGACAATAATTAAATCCAGATCCTTCAGGGTATATGTATTGTCCATTCTCATCAAACTTACCTGAAGTGTCTGCTATCCTAGACTCCTTTGATGGGTATGTAGGGTATGGTCTCTTACCTTCCCTCATCTCTCTACCCTTCCGCTTTCTCATTTGATTACCAGTCTCATGGGTTGGATCCCACTCTGGACATGATGTACCAAGTATCTCCCTGATCATCTCTTTGGTGTAACCGTTAGGATGCATTAGTAGTGATCCTCAAGTCCTTCCTGTGGTGTAGGTTTCCAATCCTTACCATAATATTTCTCTAAGATATTATGATGTGGTGCATCTGTACCTACCTTTATTTTCTTAGGTGGTTCTGGTGGGAACAACTCTAGTTGTATTTCAGGTATAGAAAAAGTGTCACCATCTTTACGATGATGACACACATAGAATGTACCGTTCTCTTTTTTATATAAGAAGTCTGCTTCATGTGAACTGAGCAGAAGCATCTTCATAATCTTATCAGTTTTTTCAATCACGTTGCCTCCAGTCGTCAGACCTTTCTTGATGAAACCATTCCACAACTTCATCTGGAGAACCGAAACCCCTTTTGTGATGAGTTGGATCGGGGTCTCCTATATTCAACTCATTCAGAAAAGACTCGTTAGGATTTGTTGCCATCCTTCTAGCAGTCTTTAACATTCCTCTAGCAGAAGTGTTTGCCTTTCCTAATTTTTCTGCCCATATCATATCCTGTATTGATACGTCAGTACCTGAAGCAATGTCCTTACAAATTGCTTCTAATCGTAAACGATATTGTGTTGAAAGCATTTAATTTACCACCGTTGTATTTTAGTTATACCAGATTTAATCATGTCATTTTCGATAATGACCTTAGTCTTCTCCGCAATATCATCGATGATATTAACATCAAGATCCATGAATGGTGGAATGATACCAAGTATACGAAGTAATCCATCTAAAAATAATGCGAGACAAGTGAACCCTAAGATCATACTAATGATCGTTGCATCTCTGTTATGCTTACGCATAGATTCTTCGTCAATAGCACGTGCTTCTGCAACAGCAGCAGCAATCATTGCATCAACTTCTTCCTTTGTATAACAGATTGCTTTAATTGTTTCTTCAGTCATGGGCCGCTTTCTGAGAAAGCACAATACCCCTGATCACAAAGTTTGTTAACCTTGTCAATAAGCTTTTGGTATTCATCCCACATGTATTCTGAACCAGTGTGTTCCTGATACAATTCGCAGGCTTTTGTGAGACGGTATACGTCTCCTTCATTGAGTCTCATATGTTTCAATGCATCCATACTATATTATAATATATTTTTAAATGTTGTGCAATGCTAACAGTTACCGTTTACCATTGTTCATCTGTTTAAGCATCTTTTGTAACTCAGCAGTGCTTCCTACAAACATAGCATTGTTAGTTACCTTAGTTGGACCTTTCTTCTCTTCATCTAGATCAGCAACCTTCTTCTGTAGATCCATGAGTTTATCAGTCATGTCTGCTACCTGCTTCATAGCGTTCGTAGCGACCTCAAATGCTCTTGGATGCCCTGACTCCTGTGCAACCTCTAATGCACCTTGTATTGCCTCCTGACCCTTATCTATGAGATTGTAGAGTTGTCCTCTAGTATATTCATAGTCCTTCTCTCTGTCCTCTGTGACATCCTTAGTCTGATCCTTCCTAGTGGTACATCCACCTTCAGGTGTAGTGGAGATATCGATGTCTAACATCTCCTCCATATTTTTATCTAACTTACTCATAATACTGTAAACCCTTCATTGAATCCGAAGTCGTCTGTGGAAACTACCAGATCATCATCTTGTGTATCAATAACTCCATCTGCATTCTTATCTTCTAGAGCCTTAGGTGTGTAAGACCTCTCAACATTTCTCTTACTTACATTCTTGTCACCAATAGTTTCAATGACACGTGCCTTACGGATAACGTCTGCCTTACTGTAAGGACCGTAGATGTAAGACTTAACAGTAAACTGTAGAGTCCAAACTATACTCCTTCTTTCTAA